CATTAAGAGACACACCTGTAGCAAATGCAGGCGATGGTGGATATGTCACCATCTTGGTTGATATCGAAGATGATACAACTGCAAATAATGCTATTCTAGATGCAAGTGCATTAGCTGGTCGCAAATGGTGCAAAACTACATCTCAATCGTATTTGGTGGTCATTAGTACAGGGTACAGCAGATGACGATACAGGTCATGTAGAAATCATAGAAGTGGGTGCAGCTGCAAACAATTCACAAGATTCTACACAGTTTAGATGTGCTGGTACAGGACACTATGACGGAACTGCTAGTAAAATTGCAGGGACAGCCGTAAACACTACTGCAAGTTCTGGTGATCATGAAGCTAGTTGTTTCGGTACATCTGGTACGATCATCATCGAATTTAAGAAAGACGAAAACTATACGTCATAGGGGATATGAGATGCAGACCGTAAAATTATTTTCAGAATCCGTTGAAGAGGTGGAGTATATCACCGAAGAAAAAGAAGGCGGAAAGAAAGAATACAAAATTAGAGGCATTTTCATGCAGGCTGATATCAAGAACCGTAATGGTCGAGTATATCCTATGGAAATCCTTAATAACGAAGTTACTAAGTATAACAAGAATTTTATCAAAGAAAATCGTGCCTTTGGGGAACTGGGACATCCAGACGGACCAACCGTCAATTTGGAACGAGTGTCCCACATGATCACTTCTTTGACCCCTGATGGTAAAAATTTCATTGGTGAGGCAAAAATTATGGCCACACCAATGGGTGAGATTGTTAAGAACCTCATGGATGAAGGTGCTAAGTTAGGCGTTTCATCTAGGGGCATGGGAAGTTTGGACCAAAAAAATGGTGCTAACTATGTGAGAGATGATTTTTACCTTGCAACAGCTGCTGATATTGTTGCCGATCCTTCTGCCCCTAATGCTTTTGTTGAGGGTATTATGGAAGGTAAAGAGTGGGTTTGGAACCACGGATCGTTAGTTGAAGCACACGTTGCTAAGTTAAAAACAGAATTTGACGTTAAAACCCGTCAAAGAGAGGCGAACAAAGAAGCTTTAGAGTTCGCTAAATTCCTCAAAATGTTGTAAAGTATAAATAATATAATTGCAAAAGGAGACATTCCATGTCCGAATTAGAACAAACAATTGAGGAGCTTGAAGCAGAGGTATTGGCGGAACTAGAAGAAGCCAGTCAACCATCCGATTCGGGTGGAAAAGCAGATGCTCCCCAAAAAGTAAAAGATGAGGTCAACGACGAAGAAGACCTCGGCGGTGCAGAACCCGAAGCAAAAGTAGAGAAGGGTGCTGACGAAGATCGTAAAGAAAAAGAACTTGGTAAGAAAGCATCTGCTTCTGCTAAAGCTGTTTCTGGTGATGCACAACAGAAAAGTGCTGGTAAATCTGATGGTCCTCAGAAGCTTGCTGCATCTCACGAACCAGAAGAAGGTGAAGTTGTTTCAGAAGCAAAACTTACTAAAGCACAGGCAATCGAACAGATTGGTAAGATGAAGAAGTCTGAAATCGAAGAGATGCTTGCTTCTCATGCTTCTAAACTTGCTGAAGCTGGTAAAGCTCAGACTGAAGAAGAACTTGAAAAACTTCAAGCTGAGAAAGATGCTATCGAAGAGAAAATTAAGTCAATTAACGTTGCAGAAGATGTTGATGCTCTAATGGCTGGTGAAGACCTCTCCGAAGAATTTAAAGAAAAGGCTGCAACAATTTTTGAGGCAGCTGTTAAATCTAAGATACGTAGTGAAGTTGTGCGAATGGAAGAAGGCTACAGTGTTGCTCTTGATGAAGCTACTGATACAATAAAAGAAGAATTGTCAACTAAAGTTGATAACTATCTTGGTTACGTTGTTGAAGAGTGGATGAAGGAGAATGAACTTGCTGTTGAACGTGGTCTAAAAGGTGAAATCGCCGAGGACTTTATTGTTGGTCTAAAACAATTGTTTGAAGATCATTACATTGATGTTCCCGACGAAAAGTATGACGTTCTGGAAGCTCAAGCAGAAAAGATTGCTGAGTTAGAAGAAAAACTCAACGAAAAGATTGAAGAAAACGTTGAGAAAAGAAAAGTGGTTGAATCTCTAACAAGAGAACAGATTACCAGTGAAATTTCACATGATCTGGCTAGTACTGAAGTAGAGAAATTCAAGTCGCTTACAGAAGATGTTGATTTTGTTTCTGAAGATTCCTTCCGGGCCAAACTAGACACCTTGAAAGAAAGCTATTTCCCAAAAAGTCTTGGGGAAGCACAATCTTTCTTAATTGATGATGAGAATAGTGAGACTGCACAGGACATTGATACGACTGAAAGCATTCGTGCTTACATGTCGGCAATCAGTCGTACAAAGAGTGCATGATTTTTATAAATAACTGTAGAAAATAATAAGGAGAAACTCAATGTTTCAGACAGAACATCTACAAGAAAAGTGGGCGCCCGTCCTAGAACACCCCGATCTTCCTAAGATTGAGGATGCTTATAAACGTGCGGTCACAACCGTTATCCTAGAAAACCAAGAAAAAGCCATGAAAGAAGATGCAGGGTTCCTTTCGGAAGCTGCACCTACTAACTCCACTGGTGGTTCCATCTCAAACTGGGACCCAATTTTGATCTCGCTCGTTCGCCGTGCCATGCCTAACTTGATTGCGTATGACATTTGTGGTGTTCAGCCAATGACTGGTCCTACGGGTCTGATCTTCGCAATGCGTGCTTCCTTCATCTCTTCTGATGGTGCTGAAGCTCTTGTTGATGAAGCTCTTCCAGGCGGTCAAGGTAAATCTAACCAGAACGCCGCCGGTACAACTGGTGGTGGCGATGTTGGTGCCACAGAAACAAACCCTGCCGTTCTTAACGACAGTCCTTCTGCTGGTACTTACACAAGTGCAACTGGTCAGACAACTGCTCAAGGTGAAGCATTGGGTGATACATCCACAAACGCTTTCGCTGAGATGGCATTCTCTATCGATAAGTCAACGGTTACTGCCGTTACACGTGCTCTGAAGGCTGAGTACACGATGGAACTTGCTCAAGACCTCAAAGCGATCCACGGTTTGGACGCTGAAACAGAACTTGCGAACATTCTTAGTTCGGAAATTCTTGCTGAAATCAACCGTGAGGTTGTTCGTCGTGTTTACGTTTCCGCTGTTAAAGGCGCACAAGTCAACACAACAACTGCTGGTATCTTTGATCTCGACACCGACTCGAATGGTCGTTGGTCGGTTGAGAAGTTCAAGGGTTTGATGTTTGGTATCGAAAGAGATGCTAATGCGATTGGTCAACAGACTCGTCGTGGTAAAGGTAACATGCTAATGTGTTCTGCTGACGTTGCGTCTGCATTGCAGATGGCTGGTATCCTTGATTACACGCCTGCTCTTAACAATCAACTCAACATTGATGACACAACGACAACGTTCGCTGGTGTTCTTAATGGTCGTTATAAAGTATATGTTGATCCATATGCTGCCAACGTATCTGCTTCTCAGTACTACGTTGTCGGATATAAGGGTTCTTCGCCTTATGACGCTGGTATGTTCTACTGCCCATACGTTCCGTTGCAAATGGTTCGTGCGGTTGGTGAAAATACGTTCCAACCTAAAATCGGGTTCAAGACTCGTTACGGGATGGCTGCTAACCCATTCGCTCAGACTGCTGGTGCAGTTGCTGCGAATGACACACAGAACACTGATGCATCTATTGATGACGGTGCTAACGTTTATTACCGTAGAGTTAAGGTTGCAAATCTCATGTAAGATTTGTTTCTAATAAGAAACTTTACTATAAACTTAGAGGGTGCTTTCGGGCACCCTCTTTTTTTATTTCGCCTATATAGAGTATGGCATATAGCAAAGAACTATTAGATCATTATGAGAACCCACGAAATGTAGGCTCATTTGATAAAGAAGATGACGGAGTAGGAACAGGACTTGTTGGAGCTCCTGCTTGTGGAGATGTTATGAAACTCCAAATTAAAGTTGAAGAAGGAATTATAACTGACGCTAAATTTAAAACATTTGGGTGTGGAAGTGCAATCGCTTCATCTAGTCTGGTTACAGAGTGGGTCAAAGGACGCACACTAGAAGCAGCAAATGATATTAAGAATACAGAAATTGCAAAAGAACTAGCACTACCACCTGTCAAGATACATTGTTCAATTCTTGCAGAAGATGCCATAAAGGCTGCTGTCAGTGACTATGTGAAAAAATGTGAATGTAAATAACATATAAATAGAAGTATGGTAGATTCAACAGCTCTTTCTAGACAACCAGATAAATTGGATTATCTAAATCCAAGTCAATTTAGGTTTACTATTAATCAACTTCCTAAAGTTGAATTTTTTACTACGGCTTGTAACATCCCTGGCGTTTCTGTTCCTAATACAGAAATGTCAACCCCTTTTACAAATGTACCTATTGTTGGTGAGAAAGCAGAATTTGAAGATTTTAGTCTTTCATTTATTGTTGATGAGTATTTAGAAAATTATCTCTCATTGCATGAATGGATTACTGGCCAAGGATTTCCAGAAAGTACAAAACAATATACAACGTTTAGAGATGTTACAGGTGATACTAGTTCTACAAACACATCTAAGTTTGGAAGAACTGGCGATAGATCAATGTACTCAGATGCAACATTGACAGTGCTTAGTAACAAGAACAATCCAATTATTGAAATTAGATTTAGAGATATGTTTCCTGTAACACTTGCAGCCTTAGATTTTGATCAGGGTGCAACTGATGCTAGTTTAATATCTTGTAGTGCTACCTTTAAATACCAACAATATAAAATTGTACCTATTAAATAATGGAGAATAAATGGATAAGTTAAGTGAATTGCAGGCGGAAGCCAAAGAAGACCTTATTATATTAGATGATGAAGATTTACACCAACAATCATATAAAAATCAAATCATAAAACCAAAATGGTTAGACTATAAGTCTAAGTATCGATTACTCATGTTTCAATTGAAAGCTGATCATAAAAGGTTGTATAGACAAAAATGGGAGTATTATGGAGGCAAGTCAGGTGCTAAAGTATATGCTGCAAAACCGTTTGACTTGAAAGTTTTAAAAACTGATATGGGAGTTTATATAAACTCTGATGATGAGATAATTGATATAGAGTTAAAAATTGAATATTATGAAACTCTGGTTCAGTATGTTGACGGTATAATTAAGTCTATAGACAATCGTAGTTGGGATATTAAACATGCACAAGATTGGAAGAAATTTGTGGCTGGTGGTTTCTAATGAAGAAATGGATTGGATACTATGAAAACATTATAGATGATGCTGGGTGTAAATCTATTATGAATTACCCTTGGGAGTTAAAACCATCAACTTATGCTAATCATAAAGGACAAAGCCGCAATAGCGAAGAACGAGTTAAAATGGATGAGGTTTGGTGTAAGGAAGATAATAAGCCATATCCATTACTTAAAAAGTCTGTTATTGAGGTTATGAATATATATTCACAGGAACAGAAACATTTTTCTTGTGTACATCATACAGATTTTAGGCTTAATAAATATGATGTTGATGGGTTTATGTCACCACATTGTGATAACATCCATCATTCTCATGGACAACTTTATGGATACCCTCAAGCAACGGTATTATTTTTTCTAAATGATAATTATGAAGGTGGGGAGTTTTATGTTGCAGAAAATTGTTATAGTCCGAAATCTGGGTCTGCTATAATTTTCCCAGCAAACTTTATGTTTCCACATGAAGTAAAAAAAATAACAAAAGGCGAAAGGTGGAGTATAGTATCATGGCTGATGTGAAAGTTAGTATAGATGAATTTACAGCATTTCCAACAATGATTTATAAATTTAAATCAGACCTTGGAGAAGATAGACATTCGAATATGTCTGCATATATTAAAGCAAAAAATACAATGCAGACAGAAGATGATTTATATAAGTTATCTTCGTTTGGAGCTCTTTTAGAAACTGTTCATAATACAACAAACGATATTCTAAAAAAATTAGAATATCAATATGACAAACTAGAAATGACAAGTATGTGGGGAAATCATATGACGCCTGGAATGTCACACCCACCACATACACATTCTAATAATGTATGGTCTGGTGTTTATTATGTTGAGTCTTCAGAGGGATCAGCTCCAATTCAATTTTTTGATCCTAGACCACAAGCTAATACGTTACATCCAAAAAATAAGCCTAACTGGAAAAATTCTAGTATGTTACAATTTGATGCTGAAGTTGGCACTGGTTTAATTTTTCCATCTTGGTTGCAACATTGGGTTCCACCTACACAATCTGAACGTACTAGCGTTTCTTGGAATATGATTCTTAGGGGTGACTACGGTTCCCACCAAGATTATCAACATGCTAATATCTAAAAAGAATGAAGTTTATATAAAACTTGAGGAAGTTGAACCCTCATTAGCCGCAGAGTTGAATGATTTTTTCACCTTTGAGGTGCCAGGCCATAAATTTATGCCGAGCTTTCGGAATAAAATGTGGGATGGTAAAATTCGTTTATATAATGTAATGAATGGTGAAATTTATATGGGATTACTACCCTATATAGAAGAGTACCTTAAAAAAACTGGTGAAGATTATGAGCTTAAAAACGGAGTTACAAACGAACGAGAAATTTCAAGGAGTGTTGTCCAAGGGTTTGTACGGGGACTTAGACCTACTCTTGGAGGAACTAGAATTAAAATCCGTGATTATCAGCTTGATGCCATTGCCCACGGTATTGCCACAAATCGTGCTCTTCTTATTTCTCCTACTGCTTCGGGTAAGTCATTAGTAATATATTGTCTTGTTCGATACTACCAAATGATGGAATTAAAAACTTTAATTTTAGTTCCTACTACCTCTTTAGTAGAACAAATGTATAAAGACTTCGAAGATTATGGGTGGAGCTCTGGAACATACTGTCAAAAAATATATCAAGGCCATGATAAAAAAGTAACAAAGGATGTTGTAATATCCACTTGGCAATCTATTCATAGAATGCCCAGACCATATTTTCGACAATTTGGCGTAGTATTTGGTGATGAGGCTCATTTGTTTAAGGCAAAGTCTCTCACTGGAATCATGACAAAGCTTGATACTTGCAAGTATCGTTTTGGATTGACAGGCACACTAGATGGAACACAAACGCATAGATTGGTGTTGGAAGGACTATTTGGTAAAGCAAAATATGTGGTAACAACTAAAGAGCTGATTGATAATAAAACTTTAGCCTCATTACAAATTAATTGTTTAGTTTTAAATTATCCCGAAGAGGATAGACAAATAGTAAAGGATTTCGACTATGCATCAGAATTGGAATACATCGTCACTAAGGCTGAAAGGAATACTTTTCTATGCAACCTTATGGATAGGGTCAATGGGAATACTCTATGTTTATTTCAGTTTGTAGAAAAACATGGGGCAGTGCTTTATAAATTAATAGAAGATAAATATAAAGACAGGAAAGTATTTTTTGTTTATGGTGGTGTCAATACTGATACCAGAGAAGAAATTAGAAGGATTGTAGAAAATGAAGAGGCGGCTATCATCGTGGCGAGTTATGGGACTTTCAGCACTGGTATTAATATTCGCAATATTAGTAACATCGTGTTCGCAAGCCCCTCGAAAAGCAAAATTAGAGTGCTTCAGTCCCTTGGGCGTGGTTTGCGACTTGGAGACAAAAGCAAAAGCCTCAGAGTTTTTGACATCGCCGACGATCTCTCCATCGATTCTAGGCAAAATTTTACGTTAAGACACTTTAAAGAACGTATAAATATATATGAGGAACAGAGGTTTAATTATAAAGTAGACAGGATAAAACTATGAGAGACTCAATAAGGGTATTTAAGCTATCTAACGGCGAAAGTATTATTGGCTCAACGTTGAATAATAATGAGTTATTTGAATTTAATAAATCTATTCAAGTCAGTTACCCCCTAAAAATGGTGATAGTACGTCAACCATCAAGAAGAGGAGCCTCAGAATCTTTGAGCTTATCTCCTTGGGTTCACCCTATGACAGAAGAAGAGTATATTGACATTAATGCAAATAATGTAATTATGTCAGCTCCAGCATCATCTGGGTTAATAGGTTATTATATGCATTGTATAAATCAATTTGATTTTAAAGAAGAACCTTATCTAGATATGGACGAACCTTCGGATAGAGATTTAGATTCTATTGAATTTGAAGAAGAGGTGGAAGCTATAGAAGAAGCATTAGATGAACTAACTGATCCTAATAGGTCTGATACAATACACTAAGCTTTAATCTATACTCTATAGTTTATCATCAACCGACTACAAGCGTAGTATATACAGATTTTGCTACAGAGTCAATACTCTTTTTAAATTAAAATAGTAATGTATTTGTATCTCAAAAGGTATTGACTTTCTGGCCTTTTTAGTCTATAGTTAATTATATTAAAAATATACAGGAGTTATTATGGCCAAAAAGAAATCCCAACACTATGTTGATAACAAACAATTTTTAGCAGCAATGGTAGAATGGCGAGAAAAGTGTCTAGAGAACGCCGCCGTCGATGAAGAAAATCCACCACTAACTAATTATATTGGTGAGTGTTTTCTAAAGATTGCCACCCATTTATCTTACCGCCCTAATTTTATTAATTATTCATATAGAGATGAAATGATTTCTGATGGTATTCAAAACTGTTTGCAATACGCATATAATTTTAATCCAGAGAAATCTCAAAATCCTTTTGCATATTTTACTCAAATAATTTACTATGCGTTTTTACGTAGGATCATGGCTGAGAAGAAACAGGTACATATCAAAAATCAATCTATACAGAAACAACATTATGAGGCATACACTACTATGCCTGGAGATACAACTGTTTATAATATGGATGAGACTTTGATGAATAATATGCTTCCTGATGAAGATGTTTATAAACCTAAGAAAAAGGAAATTGTTAAGGCCAAAGGACTTGAAGTTTTCATGGAGAAGGAAGATTGAAAATTGCACTTATAACGGATACGCATTTTGGTGCTAGAAATGATAATTCAAATTTTAATGAGTATTTTTTTGAGTTTTACGAAAATCAATTTTTTCCGTATCTAAAGGAGCATAATATAACTGATGTAGTCCATCTAGGAGATGTGATGGACAGAAGGAAATATGTTAGCTATCGTATTGCAAAAGATTTTCGTGAACGATTTGTTGACAAATTTGCAAATATTAATTTACACATGTTAGTTGGGAACCACGACACCTTTTATAAGAACACTAACGCTGTAAACTCACTACATGAACTCGTAGACGGCCGTTATGACAATATATCGGTATATGAGGAAACAACAGAAGTTGAGTTTGATGGGTGTAAAATTCTGTTTGTTCCTTGGATTAATGCAGATAATATGAATCATACCATGAAAATGTTAAAACAATCTGATGCCCAGATTGTTATGGGTCACTTAGAATTAAATGGTTTTGAGATGCAAAAGGGTATGATCATGGATCATGGCTGGGACAAACAAGAGTTCAATAGATTCGATATGGTGATGAGTGGTCACTACCATCACAAATCAGATGATGGCCAAATATATTATCTTGGCACACCATATGAAATCTATTGGAACGATTGGAATGACCCCAAGGGATTTCATGTGTTCGATACAGAGAAGAGAGAGTTAGAACGAATTGTAAACCCGCTTAGTATTTTCTCTAAGATTTATTATGATGACAGTCAAGAAATTAATTATGATATGTCCTCATATAAAAATAAATATGTGAAGTTGGTTGTAGTGAATAAGAAAGACCTTTATGGGTTCGACAAATTTGTTGACAAATTGCTGCAAGCTGATTGTTATGAAGTCAAAATTATTGAAGACTTTTCAGAACTTGATGCAAGTAATGTATCAGATGATATTGTAAATAATACAGAAGACACGATGACGCTTCTGGAACGATACATTGATGATCTAGATGTTACCCTAAGTAAAGATAGGCTCAAAAATACAATGAGAACTTTATATACTGAAGCACAGGATTTAGAAATTTGACAACTATTAGAGAGGGTCAATCTGGTGATTTTGCTTATATAGATTCTTTGAGAAAAAAAGAGGGTTCTGCTCTAGGGTTTCTTCCAAAAGATGCATATACTAGTGTCCTAGAAAAAAGAAGGGTTGCAGATCGAAATCGTTGGAGATATCAAAAGATTTGGGTTACTGAAGATAACGGTGATTTAACAGGATTTTGTTATGCATCCTTTCATAAAAATCCAGCAACTATTATACAAATAGTTGTGCAAGAAGATGCTAGACGTTGGCAGAGAGCAATAATGTTAGAAAGTGAAGTAGAAAAAGAAACTAAAGAAAGACAATTATGGTCTATAAAATGTAGAGTAGCATATGACCTAGAATCTAATTGGTATTGGAAAGCAATAGGTTATATACCTGTAGAAAATACAATATCTACATGGTTAAATCAAAAAGAGAGTAAAAGTAAACGTCCAATTATAGTCTATGAAAAAATGTTAAATTTTGATGGATGTGGGCTTGAACCATTTTTTAAAGAGACACAGGATTTAGAAATTTGATAATATTTAAGAAGGTGAAATGGAAGAACTTTTTATCAACAGGCAACAATTTCACAGAAATTGATCTTAACAAAGACTCTACTACTCTTATTATTGGTGATAATGGTGCTGGTAAGTCTACAATTTTAGATGCATTGTGCTTTGGTTTGTTTGGTAAGGCGTTTCGTAGTATCAACAAAAATCAGTTGGTTAATACTGTCAATGGCAGTGCAGCTGTAGTTGAGGTAGAGTTTTCTATTGGATCAAAACAAGTTAGAGTTGTTCGTGGCATTAAACCAAATGTGTTTGAAATTTACATCAATGATAAGATGTATAATCAAGATGCAAATGCTAGAGATTACCAGAAATATCTAGAACAACAAATACTCAAACTAAATTATCGTAGTTTTACTCAGGTTGTTATTCTAGGATCATCTACGTTTATACCCTTCATGCAATTAAAGGCTCGTCATCGCCGTGAGGTTGTTGAGGAAATTCTTGATATTCAAATTTTCTCTCTAATGAACATGTTGTTAAAACAAAAATTAAAATCTATTGATGATGATTTTACTAAAGTAGATTTTGATTATCGTTTAGCAGAAAGTGAAGTTCGACTAAAAGAAAAATATGTAGAAGACCTTGAAGAAAATAAACGAAAGCTTCTAGTTGAAAAAAGAAATCTTATTGTTGGTAATGAGGAAGAAGTTTTCAAGAAGCATAGACGTATTAATGATCTTCAAGATGATGTTATCATTATGCATAAGAAGATTGAAAATTCTACCAAGGTTGAAGATAAGTATACTAAGCTTAAAGACTTACATTCTCAATTAAAAGAGAAACATAGATCACACACTCGACTGATTAAATTTTTTGAAAAGAATGAAGACTGCCCAACATGTCAGCAACATATTGATGAAGTTTTCAAAGAAGGAATGATAACCACTGAAAATTCTAAATCAAATAAATTATCTTCTGGTATCAAAGAACTTATTGATGAGATTAGTGCAACTG